ATTCAGTGGTTTCTTCGCAAATGGTGGTTACATACCAAGTGGTCAAGTCGGCATTGCTGGAGAAGCAGGCGCAGAGTTGATTACAGGACCAGCAAACGTTACACCATTGAATGGTGACATGGGATCTGGTGGTGGTCAAAACGTTACGATAAATATCAATGCAATAGACACACAAACAGGAACTCAGTTCCTATTAGATCATAAGCGAGAAGTTGAAGGTATTATTCACAATGCATACAACAAGCGCGGAAAGCAAGGAATATATAATTAAATGAGAGATATCTTTACATATCCAAATAACGCAGGAACCTCTTACATAGATCCACTCTATGTAGGAGATGATACTGTTGGATTTCAAAAACGAATAAAAGACCTGAAAGATGGCAACTATAAAGCATGGGATGGAACTGCACCAACTGATACAGTCAGTGAATTGATGAGCAACATCTCAAAGTTCAGTGAGTTATACTATGATAACACTAGCACAGGATATCCCTGGAATGTTGGTGATGTTAATATCACAATAAATGACATGTATACGTATCCATTGTTGACTGGCAGTGTTACTACGACACAACATGACGACATAACTGCGACCGTAACAGCAAGTGACATAGATGGTTACTTTGTGTCATCTAATCATGGATTAACACAAGGCGATTTAATAACAGCGAGTTTGTTTAATGGTGATTATACTGTGTTAAATGGTAACAATTATTATGTTCAACTTAACGGCATAAACCAATTTAGATTATCAGTTGATGCTGGTTTAACACAAATAGTATCTTTGTATGACTTGAAAGATGCGACTGTTGCTAGTTCTGATTCACTTAGCCCATCAACTATTACGACTACTGCGACTCACTCAATGACTGATGGTATGCCAGTAATAGTGTCTGGTCTTGACGGAGATTGGGCTGAATATAATGGTCAAACATTATATGTTGATTCAATATCATCAAACACACTACAACTTGCCACTGATGCTGCACTATTAAACAAGATTGGATTTCCAGAGAATTATACTGCACAGTCTATTCAATCTTTTGATATTATGTCTACTCCTATGACTTTTGTCCCAAACCCCAGTAACGATATCCCAGAAGACGGATCAGTTATCACATTTAATTCCTTTGGAGGCGCAACATCACCAAAAGAGATCATAGATGCTATAAACGCTTATGCAACAACATTATATTCTAAAGTGAATGGTGGTGTGATTGAATTATATACTGATCTGAGTTTGACTACTCCTTTTATCTTTACACAAGCAATGAGAAACTACACACAGACCGTGGATATGCTAGTGCATACTAAGGCTGGATTTGATTCAATGGGTAATCCATATGACTATGGCGATAACATGGGAATAGAAGTTTATAACACTAGTATTATCAATGGCAGCCGAATGACTGTGAATGAAGTGGATAGCAGTCAAACAGACACTTTATATGGTGTTATGGCACCTGACACTGTATATTACTACAGTGATGGACGAGTTTACACAGACATCTCTACCACCACAGAAGTTTCAAACTTTCGTGCTGATATAGCAAAATGTGAGATATTGAAGAATCCAGACGCAAGAGGTTGGTTTTCTCGTGATTATCTAGACGATAGCGGATTGATTGTTTTGAATGACGGTTCTGGTAATGTTACACTACGAACAATAGACGATAACGTTGTGGCAGACGGTAATGCTGCTAGTCGCACGTTCTACACTAAAAATTGGAACTTTATCCAAACTAAAAACACGTATCGCGACTGGGCTTATGCATCTGCTAATAATTTAGTTTATGATCTGCCACTTGAGACAGCCAACACAAACACACAAACACTGTTCACTGATGCTGGTTTCACAGTTGATAATGGCACAAGAGTATTCAAATTATCAGATGACAATGAGTCTCCTAACACTTGGTTTGCTTATACCACACTGATGAAATCAGACCCTGGTGCAGCATTTCAGTTTCCTAATGAAAATTACACTCCATATAATGCCATCGCCGGCGGTGCTTTTAAAGGACCATTCAGTTCCAGCTACCGCGCCACCACGTCGTTTACATTAGATGCAACTTACGTGACGCGTGACTTCTATGATTATAAAGGTCCTGGCACTGGTGTTGGAGCAGCATTTAATGCATCACTGTATACCAACCAAGGTCCGGCTATATTGAATGCAGATGGACAACAGCCTCGCATCGTGGAAGTTTACGCTGGTAATGAAAGCAAATTTGTTGTTATGATACCGACAGCACCGGCTAACAACTCGACTGAGTGTGCTGTTTTTTGTTATGACATTGATGCTAACGGTGTCGTGGGTAATATGTTAACCTCAGTGACTGTAGCCGGCAGCAGTGAAGTTGATATATCTACGCATGATCAAGGAGTTAGACTTACTGACCATAATGTTGCTGTTCCAGTTAATATGGAAGTGGTTGGTATCCCTAGCAAATCTGGCTTTCCCGCATTCAATCAATTCTTCATACCAGACTTTGCACCATCTAATGATCTGCGTATGGGTGATATTGTTTCATTGTTTGGAACTGATTGGGTTGTGTTCCCAACAGGACCAACGACTAGTGGTGGTTATCCTGGGATAGCGTATTCAGTGTTTCCATACACAGACGCATCCACCGCTCTTGCATTCAATTATAATGACGACATCTTTGGGTCTAATATAGAAACTACATTGACTACGTCTTATAATTCATGGATTACTCTGTCTGATTCATTAGCGTCTAACTATGCTATGTTAGATTATACAGATATACCATATAATAATTTGCAAAAAGCACTGGAGGTCAAAATGGTCCCTATTAGAGTTACAGGTGACTATGACACAAACTATACTGTTGTGCCAGCAACTACTGGAAATATCTTAGAAATAGACACAACACCAGCATGGGTGTATGCATCTGTTAATCCAGTTGTAGCAACCACAGGTCAAGCATTCTTTGATAACCCAGACACATATTCATTAACATCAATTGATCTTACCATTCCTGGCAATGCGCAATATCAATACTTGACTTCTACTGGATTAGAACCTGGCGCAGAAATTAATCCTACCGTCTATCGCAGCACTAATGGTGGACAAAAATTCACTTATTATCCTAGCGCACCAGATATCACATTGACTACTGATGCTAATGGTAGATTAACTGGCGCTACGTTGAATTCTCCTTTGCTTGGATTTGACGAACCAAAAGACATCGCAATGGACATCTTTAGTCTACCCGATACATATACCCCTCCTGCGCTCTCTCCGGCTGCTCAAGAGGATATCTTTGATACTGCTGATGAATGGACAACCAGTGGCTATAATGCTGCAAAAGAGTTTGGTAAGGATATTATACCTACCACTGCTGAAATAACTTACAACACACCAAGCACGACAAATATGTCACAGAATGGTAAGAAGTATGTTAGGTCTGCTGGATTCACTCGCTGGAAACTTAACGTATCATATACCAATCTAACTAAAGCAGAGTTTCAGATATTGCAAGGTGATGCACAAGCAGCACGTGGTCAAGCAACTCCATTCTTCCTAGTTACCAGTCAATGGGGTAATAAGGTTTTGGATTTTGAGAATATCACGTCAACCACTGCGCCTAAACTAATAGAACCTTATACTGCTGGTGAAACAATAATGAAGGTCGGTGGTTATAAAAGCAATGAATCTGAAGTATTCAAGAAAGGTCAGATTATTCGCGCTAACTCAGATAATGGTGGTGTGTCAACTGTGTTAAATACAGTAGACGCAAACGTTTATGGTGAAGCAGAAGTTAGAATCGCTTTCGCATTAGGCCAGAACAGTTCCATTGGCAATATCATATATACAGACAATTACCACTACGTAGTGACACTTGACAGTGATGAGTTCACATATTCTGTTGATACATATGGTTTATTTAATGTGAATGTAGGATTTGAATTAGGAGAATGGGGTTAATGGCAAATAGAGATATGAGTAGTGCTTTAATTAGCACTACAAGCCAAAACACAGTTCAGTATTATGAACTTATCTATCTTGGTGTTAATAATGGTTACTACCTTACTAATGCACCTTGGAACATCAACTTCGGTGGGCAGACTTATCTGTCTGCTGGAGCATTGTTACAAATTGACGACATCACAGAAGATATCGGATTTCAGATACAAAAGTTAGGCATAACTATTAGTGGTATTGCACATCTTGATGATGATGCTCTTCCGTTTATGCAGGAAATATTAGCAGTAGATTATACAGATAAGCCTGTTACCATACATCGCGCTTACTATGAACATGATGTTTATGTTGATAGTGTGCAAGTATATACAGGTTACATTGATTCAGCAGCAGTATCAGATGGTATTGGAACTGGTGCAGGCGTAGCGATATCTACAAGTAATCATTGGGCTAACTTCTCTCGTATGACAGGTAGACACACCAATAACGCAAGTCAACAATCGTATTTCCCATCAGATATGGGCTTTGAGTATAGCAAAGAGATACAAAAACAAATAGAATGGAAAAAACCAGAATGATAAACAAAACACTAAAATTAGCACAGTTCATTTCAAAATGGTCTCAAGTAGATTTCGCATGGGGTGAAACAGACTGTATGATGTTTGCCATCTCATTACATGATGCTAGATTTGACACAACCAAAGCAGAATCAATATACCGAAAGTATAATGATAGATTCTCAGCAATTAGATTCTATAAGAACTTCGTTAAGTTAGAGTCTTGGTTGAAAAATAACCAATATAAGAAATTAACAGCAAAGAAGCCTAAATTACAAGATGGTGATGTTATTGTTAAAAACCACAAGACACTAGATCAAGCATGGATATTCTTTAATGAATCATTATACATAATGGATGAAGAGCGAGGATTGATTCGCATTCAGACAGACTTGATTGAATCCGATTCGGTATGGAGACGCTAATATGGGCTTTGTAGCAGCAGCATGGGCAGCAATAGGAGTGGTGGGACAGTTCGTAGTTAGAATGGTATTATCATATGCTATCAGTTCCATCATGGAAAAGAAGAAGTCATCAGCACGAATGAGCCTTCAAGGTGTAATGGTAAATAAGAATAGTAACAATCAATCTATTCCATTGCTCTACGGTAAAACAAGAGTAGGCGGTGTTCGTGCATATATCAATGTGTCTTCTGGTGCTGGTGCAGAAGGTTCAAAATTTCTAAATATAGTAATGACAATGTGTGAAGGAGAAATTGGCGACATCAAGCAACTATGGTTTAACGACGAGGTTGTATGGGATGCTGATGCTGATGGAACAATTGATGGTAGTGGCGAAATGTCTGGATGGACTGGCGATTATACACCAGCATTGGATTTAAGTTATGTTGGATATCACAATGGCGCAGATAACCAAACTGTTGATACTGTATTACAATCTTCTATTAAAGATGATGAATGGACTGCTAATCACAGATTACAAGGTATTGCGTATCTTGCATTTAAAATGAAAGCAGACCCAGAGATATTCAAGGGTGGTGTTCCACTTATCACTGCTACGGTAGAAGGTATGAAGATGCAACGAGTTTCAGATATATCACAAGGTGCTACATCAATAGGCACATTATATAATGGTGCAGATGTTAACCCAGTTGATGTATTATATGATTACATGACAAACAGACGATACGGCAAAGGTATTGATCATGACCAAAATGGTAACTACTCTGCTGGTTTAGATATTGATCTAGAGAGTTTCAAAGCAGCACGCATATTAGCAGGACCTAAGTTTCTGTTTAATGGCATGATGTCTACCGAACAATTAATATATAATAACATAGGCGAGATCCTAGAGAACTGTAACGGTGTGTTAGCATTTCGCGCTGGTAAATACAGTTTAATAATTAAGAATGCAAATGAACCAACCATGATGGTTGTCAAACCAGAACACATACTTACACAAGTCACTGTTACAATGCCAGAGAAATCAAGTAAGTTTAATAAAATCACAGCAAACTACAGAAACCCAACTGTAGGAACTGATTACAACGATGATCTCGTAGTAGTAGAAAACTCAACTTACCTTACACAAGACAGTGGATCTATATTGGAAACTACTGTAGACTTTGATTTAATCAACGATCCTACTCTAGTTACAGAGTTGGCTACTTATATCATGGATAGTAGTCGCACTGGAATGTCTATCACCTTTGAAGCAGCACATGTTATGTTGAAGGTTGAAGCAGGCAGTATTATAGAGATGGATTTACCAAACTTTGGTTGGACAAACAAGAAATTCAGAGTGAATGGAATGGAATTAACTGGGACCAATACCATTGCCGTGAGTGCAGTGGAATATATACCTAGTATTGAATTAGTATAACAGAGAGAATAATGTCGGCTACACACAAACAAACAAGAACTAGACAATTACAGAAGATTGTCACATCAACATTAAAGCAAAGTTGCGCAGAATATAAATTAAATAACGTAGCATATATTTGGATAATAAGAGACTTTGACAAGAAGTCTTTACCAGAAGGCAATTGGAGTGGTATAATATACGGTAGTGAAGTATATACCATGCGTCATAACTGTGTTATCGTGTTCACTACTCGCAAAGATCAAATAGATTATGCTGATGATTGTGAAGTGATGTCAATGTGGACAAATCCAAATCACGAGATGATCTCAACAAAACCACGATATAAGCCATATGTGCCGCATGGTGGTCCACGTAAAGAAGTCAATAAAGTTCTGTTTGAAGATGTCGTGGAACAATTCTTTGAACTACGTGATGACCCAGACGTTTCTATAAGACAAGCAGCAGCAGAAATGGAAGTAAGTTATTCAAAGTTCTTTAAATGGCATAAGAAATACGAGCATTATACAAAAGAAACTTTTGATACAATTTAGATAACACTTGACAGAACCATGTTTTGTGTTATACTAAATACTATTGTTAGCAGAGTATTAATCGTGCTTTTCATTTCACGACTCCAATCAATTCATCGCGAATTGATAATTACAAGGCATTTGCCCCACGAACTGCTAATTTATAAAAAGATTGACATCTAGTTAACTACTTATATATTACGAATCTTTTAGCCCAACCTTTTCGGTATGGGCTTTTTTTTGGTTATATGCTTATAACAAAACAGTCTAAACAGAGCGTTGACAAACACCAGAATTCGGTGTATAATGTATAAATACATATAAGCAATTATGCTTTTATTAACTAAAGGAAGAACAAAATGATTAAATCAGTATATGTGCTAACTGCACGTGACCCAACCATTCAATTCTATGTTGGTTGCACATCAAACATCACTAGACGATTAAGCGAACACAAGATGAACGCCGTCAACACAAACCACAAAGAATACAACACTTATAAATATAGATTCATTAGAGAACTAAACGACAATAATGTTGTTTGGGATCTGACTGTTCTGTCAACTGAAATAGAAGTTGATGAAAAAACAGATGAATATTCATGGATACTAAAAATCGCACGAGAGAATGAGAAAAAAGATCATCTATTCTATGACGATACTCCACTCACGAATATGAAAGCAGGTGACTTCCTTGAAGAAATGCTTAAAGATAAAGAAT